ACGGTCTCGACCGCGACCACGAACAGGTAGCCCAGGTAGCGCTTGGTGACGCCGGCCGGGACAGTGCCCAGGCGGAGGCGGTACCCCACCACCAGCGCGGTGACCAGGATGGCCGCCGTCTCCTGGAGCACAGTCTGGCCGGTGACCAGGTCGGCCGAGTCGGCCATGATGAGCTTCACCTGCACGGTGGCCGTCGAAGAGCCCGACGTGAAGGCCGTGGTGACCCGCACCTCGTCGTAGATGGCCTTGCCGCGGCCGAAGTCGGCCGTGATGTTGCCGATGGCCTGGAAGGCCGGGGGCGGCGCCCCAGCCACGCCGACGTCGTAGCTGTTCAGCGACGTCACGCTTCCCACACCCTGGTTGGTGAGGTCCTGGTTCTGCGCAACGATGGTGGCTGCGTCTCTCATTTCGTTCTCCGAAGGAGAGCGCCCCAGGTCTCCCCAGGGCGCCCGGGTGGGGTTAGCTGAGGATGGTCTCGCTGTTGACGAGCGAGTCCGTGCGGCGCACCGGGCAGCCCATGAACATCAGGACCGGCTTGCCGTTGGCGAAGTCGCGCTCGAAGAGCAGGGTGGACTGGAGAGCGCCGAGGATGGCCTGCTCATGCAGGTACGTGGCGATGGTCCGGTTGATGTAGAGGATGGTCTTCCCCATGTCGGGGTTGTGGAGCTGGTGGTAGCCCTTGGTGAGGTCCTGCAGGAGCAGTGTGCCCGTCTCCGCGATGCCGGCGGTGGAGATGTTCGCGACGCGGACCAGCTGCCGGTAGTCCTCGACGCACACGCCCACGTTCCACTTCCAGAACGACTCGAGCGCTGGGAAGCGCCGGCCTTCCGCGTCCGTGTACGGGACGAGGCCCATGTCGGTGTGCTGCAGGCCCGCCTTTGAGCCCTTGGGGAAGATGAAGTAGACGCCCTTGGGGCCCCACGTCACCCACCACGCCGAGGCGTAGCTGCCCGACTGGGTGGTCAGCGACTGAATCACCTGGCCGGAGAAGTCGATGCCCGACTTGGCGCTGAGCCGCGGCGCGAGCCCCATCATCTTCTCGGGGTTGGTGCCGACGTTGCCGTACCAGAGGTTGCTGGCCACCTCGTAGCCCATGGCCGCGACGAAGGCCGCGTCCTCCGAGGCGCGGTACGCCACCTCGTTCCCACCCAGCCCCGCGACGTCCGGGTCGATGTGCGAGCTCGCAGCCACCTGGCCGCAGACCTCGTCAATCTGGTTGGTGATGGACTTGCTGCCGGCGATGCCCTGGTTGGCGAGGCGCCACGCGACGCTGGGCAGAGCCGTCCGGGTGGTGATGCGATGCCCCGTGTCGAGGTTGCCTTCCTGGACGGCCGCGTCCTGGAGCTCGGGGACCATCTTCTCGAGCACCTCCACGACGGACGCGATGCCGCCGTCGGGGTCGAGCCGCTTGGCGACGTCGGACATCGTGGTGAAGTCGTTGAGGAGTGCCGCAGTCATTGGTCAGTTCTCCGTGGGGGTCAGCGTTTGGAAGTCGGGTGGTTGTAGAGGGAGGCGAAGCCGGCCTTCTGCGTCTTGCCGCCGCCCAGGCCTGCGCCGTCCGCGATGCGGTCGTCCTGCATCGCGAGGCCGATGGAGTGGAACAGCTTGAAGAAGTGCGGGTTCGCGTCCTGCAGCGTGGCCGCCAGGTACTGCTTCATCTCCGGCGTACCGAAGCGATCGATGACCTTGTTGGCGGTGCGCAGGGCCGCGTCGAACTTCTCGCCACCCAGGACCGGGTCGGCCCGGAGCGAGGCCAGGTCCTTGCCGCGGGCGACCTGCGCCGCCTGCACCGCGGCCTTCTGCTGCGCCACCTGGAACTTGTCGGAGAGGTCGAGCAGCTTCTGCGCGCCCTCGGGCTTGAGCCCCAGCTCGCGCGCCAGCGGGACGAGCTCCTTCATCGCCGCCTCGTCGCGGGTGAGCCCCTCCGCCGCCTTGGGCTTCCACTCGCCCCACACCTTGTCGGCCGCCTGCTGCGACGCAATCTCCGCGTCCTTGGCGGCCTTGGCGTCGTCGAGATTCTTCTTGATGGTGGCGTCGTCCGCCGCCTTCTTCTCGAGCGCCTTCGCGTTGGCGTCGGCCTGGTTCTGCCCCACCATGGGGGCGGTGCCGGCCGCGTTCTTGGGCGCGTCGGCCTTCACCTCTGGCACCACCGGGGCCTCGGCGCCCGTGGCACCGTTGGACACCACCGGGGCGCCCAGCACCTGGGCCTCGGGCTTCGTCTCTTGAACCGTCTCGCTCATGTCCGGGAAGCCTCTCCCGGACTGGGGACAGCCTTGGTGTTGAGCCGCGCGCGCGACACGGCCTCGCGCACGTACTCGGTCCACATCACGCCGGTGTCCTCGGGCGCGGCGGCCATCGCCTCGGCCAGGAGCTCGTCGCCCACCGACTTGCGGCCGTCGTTGAAGGCCTGCTGCCGGCCGTACGCGTCGAACTGCGGAGAGACGTAGCCGGTGCCGAAGGTGCGGCAGTCGACGTAGGCCAGGCCCCAGATGAAGCGGCGGCCCGCGGGCGTGCCCAGCACCGCGCGCAGGTCGGCGACGCGCTGATCTCGGTCGAGCGCCAGCTTCTCCTGCTGCTTGGAGACCGGCTCGTTCACTTCTTCCCCGGGAACTTCTCTTCTGCCGCCAGCACCACATCGTCGAGATGCAGGCAGTGGCTCAGGTCGGGCATCGGGTCATTGCGGCCGATGGGCGCCAGCCTTCCGTTGCAGTGGTCGTTCTCCGCCACCGCGTCGTAGAGGATGCCGACGACCGGCGCCTCGTACGGGTTCAGGAAGACCACCTTGTCGCCGTTCCGGGCGACGCGTCCGTTCCGGTAGTGCATGGGTTACGGGTTGCAGCGGACGATGTAGGAGGCGTCGGGCATGTTGCAGGCGCCGCCGTCGAAGGCCATCACGCACTCCTGGATGGCGACCGTGTTGACTGCGGTCAGCACCGCGGTGGGAGGAGCACAGAGGGTGCTGTTCATCACCTGGTCGACGCCCACGCTCAGCTGGGAGCCGAAGGGGCAGTTGGCGATGGTGGCGGTGCCGCCGGCGCCACCCATGTCCGTGCGGTAGCAGGGCAGGACGGCGCTGAGCGCCGGAATGTCGAAGATGACCAGGCCCTTGTTGCCGAAGGTCTGGGTGTTGATGGGGTTGAGTCCGCCGTCCGGCAGGAGCGACGCCACCTGAGTGGACGTGCTGTCGAGGACGAGCGGGCTGCGCAGGCGGACGGCCGAGGTGCTGGGTCCACCCAGGACGAGCTCGCCGTTGATGCGCTGCTGGCCTTCAATCAGCTTGTCGACCGGCGGGTAGGCCATGCCGACCAGGAACAGCACCGCGAACGCAAGCCCGAAGGCGAAGAAGTTTTTCATGGGCTGGTACTCTCAGCCCGGTTGGGGACAACGGCTTAGACGGGGCGCTCGCAGCCCAGCTTGACGTGGTTCTCCGCCACCAGCTGGGCGCGGCGCCTCTTCTGCTCGGCGATGTAGACGGCCGGGTTGAAGTGCCGGTCCATGATGCGCTGGTCCACCTCGGCCCGGTACGCCACCACCGCTCCGCACCCGGCGCACTTCCACTGCCCGTCCAGCGTCATCCGATGCCGTGACCTGTGGGCCCCAGCAGCTGCGTGAGCGCCGAGGGCTTGGTGGTGTCGATGTCCGCCAGCGTCTTGGCCCCCTGCATCTGCATCATGGCCTGCTGCTGTTGCTGCTGCTCCTGCATGACCTTGGCCTTCTCTGCCCGCATCTGGGAGACGACGTCCGGGTCGCGCAGGTACTTGGGCGGGTTGCCCAGCTTCTCGGAGTAGTCGCGCACCACGGTGTCGAAGTCGACCAGGTCGAGGACGTCCTTGTCCTCGCCGACGATGCTGCCCACCAGGGCGAGGAGCTCTTTGACGCTCCCCAGCACCGAGGCCTTCTGGGCCTGGGCGACGATGGAGGTGTACTCGACCTTGATTTCCGCGCCGGCGAGCTCGCGCGGCATGGGCGGGTAGAGGAACTGCTCCAGGCACAGGTGCATGATGGCGTCGAGGGCCGGGTCCAGCAGCTCCTCCTCGAGCCGCTCGTAGGCGGGCCCCAGCTGCTGCATCTTCTCCGAGATGCGCTGCTGCACCTCGTAGGCGGTCATCTGCCCCTGCCCCTGCTGCTGGAGCATCTCGAGCAGGCGGAACAGGTCGGCGAAGTAGGCGGTGCGGATGCGCTGCTCGTGGCGGGCAATCTCCGTCGCCACCGCCTGGCCGGCGCGGGGGTCCACGATGACCGCGGGCTCCATCTTCTCGCCTGGGCCGCGGATGTAGTTCTCCGCGCCTGGCAGCAGCGAGGCCTGCTGGCCCCGCATGGAGGCCGGCACGTTCATGGGCGGATTCACCTGCTTGTCCACCAGCCCCATGGCCTGGACTTCCAGGTGCTGCAGGGCCCGGACATCCGCCAGCGCCGTCATGCCGGGGCTGGAGCCGTAGCAGTCGACGCCCGTCACCTGCCAGCGGGGGACCATCACCGGGAAGTAGTCGTAGCCGCCGACGTGGAGGAAGTCCTCGTCGGGCCGGCGGGGGGCCTCCCACCACAGCGACAGCCACTTCTTGCCGCGGGTGCCGATGGCGCCGGGGATGAAGCCGGTGTTGGGCACGATGGCGTGGACGATGTCGAAGTCGAGGTAGAGGTCGGCGCGCTTGTACGCCAGCTGGACCTGCAGGCAGCAGTTCTCGAAGCCGAACTTCCTCACCAGCTCGTCGCACGTCATCGACGTCTCGCGGATGATGGTGTCGACGGTGCCCTTGGGTCCGTTGGCGACGAAGTAGCTGCCGATGGGGAAGACCCAGCAGCGGATGTACTCCTCGTCGTCCTGCTCGATGTAGAAGGCGCCGGTGCCGAAGTCGCCCACGTCCCCGTAGAGCTCCTCGATGCGGAGGTAGAAGCTGGACTTGGCGATGACGCCCTGGGTGATTCTCTCCGCGTCTGCCAGCCAGAGCTTCACCACGTCGAGCTCGTTGAGGGCTGGGTCGTGGGTGGTGAGCTTGAACCAGGGGCGGGCGCTGGAGGTGACGCCGGAGT